TCACTAATACGGTCTACAATAGACTCCCTATGAGTCTGAGCTGCATACCCAAAGAGTATAGGAAAGAATTTACGAGTCTCCCTTAATCTATTCAAATTCGCATATAACACATTATTAAACCCTTGAGATTCACTCAATACGACCAACTCACTCCCCATATCATGACACCATTGCATAGGAATATTTCGAAGAGACTTTGCTACGGTGGTATTTCCAAACCCTATAATAGACTTTAAATTAAACTCTTGTGCAACACGGGAAACAATCGGAGACTGAGGAGAGTGGATAGACGCTGCAGTTGCAATGGTAGAATCGCACTCCTCTATGATATATGTAAGGTTATTCTCCACTAAATCACGACATTGTCTTATCTTACCACCACTGATAAATGACTCACCATAAGGTGCATATAGGTCTTCACGTTTAAAATGAATACCATTTCTGAGGTGAATCGGTGTATATTCGGTGGTCATGGGTCTATTATACCACCTGAGAGAGGGTATGTATAGAGGGTTTTAATATAATTCAGAGGTGGGTCATGGTGAAATTAATATATTAGTGTGGGAAAGTGTGTAATAGTGTGTAAAATAATAGGAATTCTGAGATATGGTCTGAGAGTGATTATTTTGGGTTTTGGTGCGTATGTTCGGGGGTCTAAACACGAGTTTTTGTCGGGAGTCAAGCCTCTGAGTATGTTGAGAGCACCTCTGAAACGCAGTGCCAGTAAGGGTTTCAGAGCACCCCCCAGTGCGACAAGAATGCGACAAGGTAAATGAAACGTCCTCTGAGACCCCATTCTTATAGGGTTTCTGAGTGTGCAACTATTGATTCCTAATAGTTGACAATGCATCCCACTTTTTGTTATACTATAGTCATAATGAGAAATATAGGAGACAATATGAAATTCATTAAACAACACGGACTTTTAGATGCAGACTTTGTACTACCTCTGTTATCTGTATTAGTATTAATTACTGCAGGGAAGGTGTTATAATGTTTAAAGTAATTATTGGTGATATTGTTTACCTCTATGATAACATGAAAGATGCAAGGAAGGCCTTTCATATTGCAGTCAGTAAGAATGGTATTAATAACGTAAAGGTGACGTATAATGGTTAATGGTTTAATAGGTACTCATATTGCGACTGGTTATCCCGTAGAGGTTGACCTGAGTAAGAAAGAATTAATGTTGATTAATGCGCCCACTGGGAATATCAATGATAACTGGGAGAAGGCGATGCACCTACTGTATAAACGTACAGGTGTTGAGATAATTAATCAAGTAGATATTGAAAAGATTATACTAAATGGGGTTGTCAAAACGTTTCATTAGTAGTATAATAGAAGTATAAGAACCAAACTACTATACAGTCGGGGATTCTTAGAGTATGAGAGTACAGACTCTATCCATCAGAAAACTCTCATAGACCTCTTAAGTAGGGATAGACGTTAGAAACACGGAGAACCTCAAAGTGGGAGTGAGAGAGACCACTAGTTTTTACTGTATGTATGTACAGGGGGTATCCTATTATAACAAAAAGCGAACAGGATTGTCAAGCGTCCATCCGATATTTCTATAAGAATTTATTTAATATAGATGGGTCTCGGTATTGGTTTGAGAGAACCTTTGAGACCGTCTCAGAGGCGTTCAGAGTCGCCTCCCAGTATGAGGAGAAGGGGTGTGTCGTAGAGGTGTCTTGGAGACCGTCTAAGAGCGTCTCAGAGGATATCTGAGTAAAACAGTGCTACGGGACTCCTATGGGTTCTGAGAGACGAGTCAACCCCCCACCTCAAATATTCTCAACGGAAATATAAGTGTCATCCAAAAATTTTTTTTCGGGTAAAAAAACCACTTGTAGGATTTTATACACTATGATATACTGATACCATGGTTTTGGAAGTAAGAAATGTATACGGTGAAATTGAGAGACATGATACTAAGATTTGTTGTATATGTGGAAAAGAGAAACATATTCATGAGTTTGGATTAAGGAGTGGGTGTAAAGAGGACTTCCTTCACACTAAACAGAATAGACGTAATGAATGCAGTGAATGTAAGAAAGAATTAAATAGACAAACTCGCATTGCAAAAAAGAAAGCAGGAAAATGTCCCGTAAACCATGTGTGTCCCATATGCGAAAGAAATGAGATTGAATTACGTGGTGACCATAACGGATGGCAAAAGAATAATGTTTGGGTATTAGACCATGACCATGATACTGGTGAACCTCGTGATTATATTTGTCAACACTGTAATATTGCATACGGGTCTAACGGTTTTAATGAGAATGTGAATACACTAAAGAATGCAATTAAATACCATGAGAAATGGAATGAGTAAAGAGACTACTACTAAAATTAAATCCGAGACTCCTTTTTACACCCTTGACTGGTATATTAAATGGGTTGCATCCTTTTTCGTCCTTTGTGCCATGTCTCTTCGTGGTGTCGAGGGATACGAGTTTTATGATTTAGTCTTATCGACTATAGGAATTACTGGGTGGGTGATTGTATCCTTTATGTGGAATGACCGTGCATTAATTATATTAAATGTTGTCGGTTTATTATTTTTATTACGTACCCTTATAAATATATTGTTCTTAGGAACACAATAAATACAATGGAGAAAAATGAATAAATTTGATAAGAACTTTCATTTGAACTTTAGTCCTTTGTACATTACATTTGCATTTATGCTTTTAATGTTATGGTCACAATAAATACAATTATTATTATGGAGAAACTATGATACCACCTGCACAACCCAATATCTTTGTTTGTAATAACATTATCATTGCAGAAAATGTAGTACCTGAACAAAGGTGTAATGCAATTGTTGAATATATGAAACGTTATAATTCCATAAACACTACCAGTGGTGGTGTTGGTGGTCTTGAACCAAAGGATGTAAAAAAACTAGAAAAAGAGACTCCTGATTTAAAAGTAAATGAAGATGGTATTCCCACTAATACCAGCATCCGTAGTTGTGAGGTGTCATGGATAATGGCAACCGATAAGTTTACCTCAGAAGTCATACAACAATGTAATGAAATTATGACTCAGATAAATCATTCCTATTATGGGTTTGAAGTGTGGAGACCTGAACCGATTCAATATACTCATTATACCTTTCATGAGGATGCAGAAATAAAAGACCATTACGATTGGCACATAGATTCTTCTATCCTTGCACGTAATACTCCTTTTGACCGTAAGTTAAGTATGTCCCTACAGTTATCTAAGGGTGATGCATATACGGGGTGTAATTTAGAATTTCCCGACCATGCAAAGTTTATGACGGGTGATATAAAAAATGCAGGGGTCAATGCAAAAACAGGTGAAAATATTACTAATAAACAACTTGCAAAAATAATGAGACAACAAGGGACTGCAATTTTATTTTCGTCTTTCGCTCACCATAGAGTCACTCCGATTGAGAGTGGTGAACGTTATTGTCTAGTCAACTGGATGCAAGGCCCAAGGTGGAGGTAAGTATGTGGGAACTATTTTTATTACCCTATACCTTATTGGGTTGGATGTTTAAATATCTATTTTCGTTAATGGTGTGGTTCACAATTGTTATGTGGATACACTATAGTGTCAAAGATAAATTTACTTGGAGAGATATAAACGTATTTAAGTATTTTTCTAAAAAACAAACAAAAAAATACGAAGAACCCGAGGACTATATACTATGACAATAGAATTATATTTAATTCACCTAGGATTTATTGGTGCTTGTGTCTATTTCAGTTGGAAAGCAGGATACAAGTATGGACGAGGTGAAATGTTAGAAGATTTAATAGACTTTAAACTCTTTAGTCTTAAAGATTTAAAAAATAAGGTGATTGGAAAGAATGAAAATACTAGGAATTAATATATCACACGATGCTTCTGTTGCAGGTATCGTAGACGGTGAAGTGACATTCGTCTATGACGAAGCACGTTTCAGAAGAAATAAGTACTGGGCACCCGATTACGGTGGAGACGAGTCCTGTATTTACGATTGTATCGAACATAAATTGTGTACGGATGACTGGGATGCGATAATTTTTGCAAGTTTTGACCGTAGAAACATGAAATTTAATCTACAAGACGATACTTTAATCTTTAATCGTATGAATGCAAGAGATTTTCTTGCAGATGTCAGTGCAAAACCCCTTACTCACTCTCGTATGCAAGAATTACAAGAAAAATTTGATGATAAAAATATTTCTTGGACTTCTGTAGACATCACCAGTGATAAAGCAGTCATCAACGACATTATGCGACATCAATTTACTGGTCGTGAAGGGACTGAATTCTTCAACCGTGACTTTCACCACCTATACCATGCATATTGTGGGTATAAATTATCTCCGTTTTACAAAGACGGTGAGAATGCAATCTGTATTGTGCAAGACGGTGGAGGTGGTCAACCTTTTTATGACGAATATGCAGGGTATCAAGAGATAGAATCTATCTATTCTTGCACTCCCGACAAACTTGCAACACTCCAGTGGCAGAGATTGAGTAATCATAGACTCATTTCCGACCTCTCTAATGCGTTTCCTAACGAGTTAGACGATTGTGCGAACTGTTTAGAAGACTTTGAAGAAAAACTCGTAGACAATGCGACAGGAGACGAGGTGGACTATGTCTTTACCTCCGAACCTTCTAACGGTATGAACTTTTCTAACCTATCAGCTGCATTGGGAACCGATGAAGAAGGAAGAGCCGCAGGTAAAGTCATGGGTATGGCATCTTACGGTAGAGTCAGAAAAAATGTTTTCAATAGGTTTACCGTTGCACAACAGTGTGAGTTGGATTCATTTGATTGGACGTGTAAGATTATTGACAATGCAATCGAAAGAAATCCCGACACTAAGAACATAGTGTTAAGTGGTGGTTATTCATTGAACTGTACTAACAACTACAAGTACCTAGAAGCATATCCCGACTATCAATTCTTTGTTGACCCTGTTCCTCATGATGGTGGAACTGCTGTTGGTGCAGGATTATGGTTGAACGAAAAAATAAACGAAGGTGAAATTACTGTAGAGGAAAGAAATGGGACATCCAACGAACAGTCAGATTAAAAATGCAATTGATGAACTTCTTGCAGAAATAAAAAAATTAAGAGAAGAGGTAAAGGAAATAAAAAATGAGAACTAATATTATTAGAGACTTGGACGAGTGTTTAGATTTAATTATTGACGAACAACAGATTGTTGCAATCTTCCAAGGTGAAGGTGAATGGGGGCCTCGTGCATTGGGTAATCGTTCTATAATGTTTGACCCACGTCACCCTGAAGCAAAACAAATCGTTAACCAAGTAAAGAAGAGAGAATCTTATAGACCTTTTGCAGGTAGTGTCATGTTAGAACATGCAGACGAATACTTTGAAATGTTGCAACTTAAAGAATCTCCATGGATGTCATTTGCAATTAAAGCGAAAGACATTGCATATGAAAAAGTTCCTTCTCTTGTTCATGCAGACGGAACCTGTAGAATACAAACAGTCACTGAAGAACAAAATCCGAATTACTATAATCTTATCAAAGGGTTCTACGAAAGAACTGGAGTCCCTATGATATTCAATACGTCTTTTAATTTAGGTGGTGATGCATTAGTTGAAACTATCTTTGATGCAATCGATACTTGTAATCGTTCAGAGATAAATCAATTGTATGTACCCGAAGACCAAGATATAGTAATACCGATTGAACTAATACATAACAAGGATATATCATGATTACAATAAGTGAAAAGGCACATTCGTATATTAAAAAAGATTTAGACGAACACTTACCACGTTCTACTAATGAAATAGTAGGTAGAGGTAATGTACCTCATGCAAGATTAGGTGTACAAGACTATCAAGAAAAATGGGGTGGGTACAAATATTTATTTTTTGAAGACACATGGCAAGTGGGTGATATTACACTTGACTTTACTGATTATATTATTTTAGTTCACCAAGAACATGCACAACTTGTAAACGGTTTACACATAGACTATCGTGAAGAAGGATTACAAAAAAGATTAGACTTTATGAATCCTAACGATGAGTTTGAAACTACTTGTGGTTGTGGAACTGCACACGAGTTTGATAATTGTAAATTTGCAGGAATTGAAAAGAAAGAACCCTTAGATATCGAATCTCTACTAAATAATACTACTGTAGAAGAAGATAATGAAGACATCGTCAGCGAAAGCGAAGGGACGTAAACTACAACAGTGGTTTGCAAATGTTCTAGTCGAAGGATTAGGACTTGACCGTGACGACCTTGAGTCCCGTCCTATGGGTTCTCAAGGAGAAGATATAATCCTTGGAAAACAATCTAGAGATATTTTTCCCTACAGTGTTGAGTGTAAGAATCAAGAAGCAGTCAACGTTTGGAAAGCATACGAACAAGCGTCAGAGAACTGTAAGGGATACGAACCACTCGTAGTAATAAAACGTAATCGACATAAACCATTAGTGGTTGTCGATGCAGAACACTTTGTGGAATTGCAAAAGAAATGAAATCCTTTTTAGAAATTGTAGAAAAGAAAGAAAAAGTAAAAAAGAACAAAGCACCTATACGGTTGCTTGTTGTCTCTGCAAAGAATGACCATAAGGGTAAGAAACCATTTATCACTGCAGGAAGATTACAAGATGAGTGTAAGAAAAAAGGACTCGACTGTTTCATTGCTCACATCGAAGATGCAATTATTACTAAAGATAAAGACATTACTTCTATTTCTAATCATGATTCAGATAAAGAGTGGGTAATAGACGAAAACGTAATTGCAATTATTCGTGGTTCTGCTGCAAGTAAAGATTCATACATGGATTTAGTTTCTCAATTAGAGAAGATGAATGTCCCATGTGTCAATAACCGTGAGACGGTTATGATGTGTGCAGACAAATACTGGAGTTCAATTAAACTTAGAGAAGTTGGAGTGACTCAACCTAGAAGTGCATTAGTGCGTTCTAAGGAGACTCTACAGGAGTCTATTGAAAGTATTGACCTAGACTATCCCTTTATACTAAAAACCCTTAGAGGGTCTAAGGGTGTGGGTGTAATGTTCATTGAATCGGAAAGGTCTCTTAAGGCTTTGGTTGCGATGTTGTATAAGTTAGACCCCGATGTCGAGTTCATCGTTCAACAGTTTATTGAATCCGATGGTGATGTTCGTGTTCAAGTTCTTGGTGGTGAGATTCTTGGTGCAATGAAACGTATGCAGATTAAGGGAGACTTTCGTTCTAACATATCACAAGGTGCAGAAGGTAAACCTTATAAGTTAAATGAAGAAGAAATCAAACTATGTTTAGATGCTCATAAGTCAGTCAACGGAGACTGGACTGCAGTAGATTTTATTTTAGATAAAGATGGAACACCCTATTGTTTAGAAGTAAACAGTTCACCTGGCACGGATGGATTTGAAGATGCAACAGGTATCAATGTTGCAAAGACTGTTATAGAATATTATGAAGACCGTGCAAACTGGAGAAGGACTCCAACCCAAATTGGTAAGTTCGAACAGATATACATTGAAGGTGTAGGGAGAATACTTGCAAACTTTGATACAGGTAATAGTGCTAAGTGTTCTTTACATGCAGAGAAGTTTGAAGTCAAAGGTAGGAAAGTTCACTGGGAAGTGAACGGACATAAATTTGTTCATGACCTAGTTAAGATGGTTAAGTTTGAGAGAGGAGCAGTTAATGCTAAGGTCTTTGAGAGACCTATGATACACTTCAGAGTTTCGTTTAATGGTAATGACTATGAGGATGCAGAGTTCATCTTAGACGATAGAACTCATAAGACCACTAAGTGTTTAATGAATCAGAGATTTATGAAGAGAGCAAATGTAATGGTCAACCCAGCAAGGAATTTTGTGGTGACTGATTTTATAGAAACAAAGGAACTTCACGATATCGAGAAAAAATAACTTGACAAAGGTATAAACTTTTCTATATACTATTCATCATGACACAAAAAATATCTATACAGAAACGAATGCAAAATAAAGCGATTCTTGCTTTAGATGTTGTAGAAGCACAAATCGATAGACTTATGGACGAAGGTAAGTCTGATTTTTCTATGTACAAATATTTAAAACAACTAGACTATAGTGGAAAGGTTGTTGCATATATGAAAGGTTTTACAGAAGACACTGTATACGAACTTGAGAACAAAGAAGGTTGCGAACAGTTAGAAGAAGCATATTCCTTCCTCTCCCCTACTACAAAGAAAAGAGTAATCAAAACTTTAAAAGGTATGGAGAAAGATATTGATAAGTTTGTAGAAGAATACAAACCAGTCAGAAAAGTAAGAATTAAAACACCTAAACAGTTAGTGAAGAAACTACCTTACTTAGAAAGGTATAAAGGTTTTGAATCTATAGACCCTGAAGAGATTATACGTGCAAGAACGTTATTTACTTATAACACTTCTTCTAAGAAGTTAACTAAGTTTGATACCTTCGGTGGTTTATCAGTAAAAGGTTCTAGAATTACAGATTATAATGTTTGTGAAGAAAAGACCTTGACAGATGAGAAACTACTTGATAGACTGTATAAAGGTGGTAATATAATTGCGAAGAATTTCATGGATGAGATTCCTCGCTCCAAACTAAAAGAAGGAAACGATTTACTTACCAAAAATACATTATTAATAAAAGTGATTAAATGATACTTATAGATTTTACTCAGACCATAATTGCAGGTCTGATGGCACAAATGAAAATGAACGGTGGTGAGGTCTCAGAAGATATGTTGAGACACATGATTATCAATTCCGTTAGAAATTACCAAAAGAAATATGCAAGAGACTATGGAGAGATAGTTCTTTGCACGGATGCAGCTCATCCATGGAGACGTGATTATTATCCTCTCTACAAAGCAGGTAGAAAGAAAACAAGAGAAGCATCTGATTTAGATTGGACTATGTTATTCAATACTCTACAGAAAGTTAAAGAAGAGATACGTGATAACTTCCCATACAGATATATGTATGTAGAGAATTGTGAAGCAGATGATATCATTGCAGTTCTTACTAAACAATCTAAAGAACCTGTTCTTATTATTAGTGGAGATAAAGACTTTCAACAACTCCATAAATATGATGATGTGACTCAATGGTCACCAAATCTAAACAGAATGGTTGAGTGTGAAGACCCCGACCTATTCTTAAAAGAACATATACTTAAAGGTGATAAGTCAGACGGTATACCAAACATTCTATCTAATGATGATTGTTTTGAATTGGGTATTAGACAAACACCATTGAGAAAACCGATACTAGAAAAGTATCTCAGAATCACTATTGAAAAGGACGATAAATACTATCGTAATTATTTAAGAAACCAAACTCTTATAGACTTGGACTTCATACCACAAGATATCGAAGACCGTATCTTAGAAGAGTTTGATAAAACCAAAGTAGTCAAAGGTAAAGTATTTGACTATCTAGTATCTCATCGTTTAAATGAGTTATTAAATCATGTAGAGGATTTTACATTATGACAGAAAAGAAAAAAGGAAGAGGGAGACCGAAGGGTGCTCCAAACAAACCTAAGATGGAGTTAGTGACTGAGAGAGTTGAACTAACCAATAATGCAGACGTATACGAAATACTATGTCAAGCAAATATCGTTGCAGAAGAATCTGAAGACCTTGCAGTTCAAGGACTCCAAGTATTCAGTCAAAGAAACGGTGCAATCAAACCTGTTTTACAATGGGCATTTGACGACAATATAAAGTCAACACTACCTGAAGGTAAAACACCATACGGTGAGAATGATGCACCTGCATCAGACCTTGCAGAAACAAGTCTTAGATTTGAATTTAAAACGTTTAAATACTTTGTGACTGAACAGATACCTGCAACTAAGAGAGAACATATGTGGATACAAATGTTAGAAGGTATTCCTGCAAAGGAAGCAGAGTTAATAGATTTAGTAAAAGACGGAATCTGGCCGTTCAAAAATATTACAAAAAATATTGTTGAAAAGGCATTTCCCGAAGTTGTTTTTAACTAAATATAGGTAGGAGTTCGAGACTATACATAGAAATTATATGGAAAGGTCAGATGCACTTTCCGATGTTGGAACCTTTCTAGTCGCACACTCCCCCATGGGTTATTTTTTATAGGATAGATATATTATGGCAGATGAAGTTAAATCAGAGTTCGCACAACAAGTAGTCGAACCACCTCAAAAATCAGAGTTTGAAATGGTGCAAGAACGTATTGCAAATTATACTATTTCAGTCACACCAAACAATGCACAAACTATTTCTAGTATATTAGAACTAGGTCTTGCAAAAGGAAACTTTAAACTTTCTGAACTAGACTCTTTAGTTTCTATTAGAGAAGAAGTAAACAAAGGATTGATTGAATATCAAACTCAAGTCCAAGTTGCACAAAGAAGATTACAAGAATTACAGGAAGAAGAAACTGCAAGGATTGTAAAAGAAAGAGAAGATGCACAAAACGAACTCTTCAATAGAATGACTGAAGAGAGACAAAACCGTAAGAAAGCAGAAGAGGAATTAAGACTTGTAAAGGCACAACTCGATGCACTTTCTAATGTTCAAGGTAATGTCACCTCTGCACCAATCACAAGTGGTGGAAATGCACCAAGTGTCACTGGAGAAAAACCCGAACCAAATTTACAACCTAAACCTAAAGTGCCAGGCAAGACTTCTCCTGCATTCGCAGCTGCACGTGCATTGAATCCTGTAAACGAAAAAGAATCTATTTCAGAAGATAAAGAGTTATTAGAAAAGGTTGAAGAGACTAAAAAGTCGTTTAAGGAATGGGAAGAATCTCAAGAAGAAATTGTATTAGATGTTCCTGAAGATGCAAAAGGAACTGAAGACTTTTTTAAAGAAGTTGCAAAGGTAGAAGAAGAGTCAGAAGAATTAATACCTGAAGAAGATTTCGATGAAGAAGAACAAAACTTCCTAGACGAAGAGTTAGAAGATTTACCAGTAGATGATTTAGATTTGTTTGAAGAAGAGTTAAAGGTTGCAGAAGAAGATACAACAACTCAACCTACTTTCCCTATTACAGGTGGTAATGCACCAAATCTAAAAGGACAAGTTTCTGCACCTCAAAAAGTTTCTGCAGTCTATGATTCAGAAGAAGAACTCTTGAATGCAGTTCAAGACAAAATAGATGCAAAGAAACAAGAAGAGGTAGAGGAGTATGACGAGATTGTAATCCCTAGTTCAGACGAACTAGAGAATATGACTAAGAAACAAATTCAATCTGCAGGTAAAGAACTTGGTTTTAAATTATCAACTACTGATACTAAAGATGTCATGATTCAATCATTCTTAGAACAAACACAAGAGTTAATACAAGACCTACAAGATAGTGGTGAATTCGTAAGTGCAAGTGATGAGGGTGATAATGACAAGAATGACGATGTCAGAGACGGTGGATACTTCTAAGGAAGGAACCGTTGACTCTATTGATTTAAATAAACTAAGTCCAATCTACAAAGAATATTTTAAGGACATTCATAGTGATGTCCTTAGACATAACTTTCCCGAAGAGTATTCTATACTTCTCGGTTTTTTCCACGACATAAACAAAATCTTTTTACATAGAGTAGACGATACACTTGTCTTCTCTGCATTCGATATGGATATGGGTGAAAGTATTTGCCTTAAACCCTTTCTCTACAAACATAAAGGTTTCCCTCGTTCAACAGAACTAAGTGAATACGAAGACCAACAGTTCTTTGCAATACCAAAATACTTTTCACCTTTTACTGAGGGTGATAAGGTAGTCTATAAATACGTCAAAGAGGAAGGTGACATTGAACGTCACGTAATTTGTTCACATGAGTAATAGAAACATACCAATCACTGCAGTTGACCAGTACGACTTCTTAGAACACCGTAGAGAACAAGAAAAGAAACACTGGAAAGATAAACAAGGTAATAATCCTCTTGAATCAATTCTTACTGTTGAAGTAAATACCACTGAACTCTGTAATCGAACTTGTGTGTTTTGTCCTCGACACGACCCCAAAGTATTCCCAAATAGAAATCTACACATGACTATTAAAGGTGCAAACACTATTGCAGAAGAGTTAGGTGACAATAATTTTCAAGGTAAAATATCTTTTAGTGGATTTGGTGAGAACTTATTGAATCCACATTTCCCTGAAATCGTAAAGGAGTTTAGATTTAGTTTACCACAAGCAACACTAGAGTGTAATACTAATGGTGATAAGTTAGATGTTGATTATGTGAAAAGATTGTTTAAGAATGGTTTAGATTTATTGTATGTAAATCTATATGATGGTATACATCAGATGGAACACTTCGACACTATGATGTCAGATGCAAGAATAAGAGAAGACCAATACAAATTCAGAATGCATTGGGGTGATTTTGAAAAACATGGATTGATACTAAACAATAGGAGTGGTGTTATCGATTGGGTAGGAATTGAGAATGATAGTGTAGAGAATTTGAAAGGTAAACCATGTCACTACCCTTTCTATAAAATGTTTGTTGACTGGAATGGTGATGTATTATTTTGTTCCAACGATTGGGGACGAGAACATGTTGTGGGTAATCTTATGCAACAAAGTTTACATGACGTATGGTTTAGTAAACCTATGACTAAGATTCGTAAGAGATTAATGAGGGGAGATAGAAGTCACTCTCCTTGTAATAAGTGTAGTGTGGACGGTTCGTTATTTGGAAAACCTTCGTTTGATTTAATTACAGAATACTATGATAAACTTCGTAAAAAATAAAAACAAAATTCGTGTTTTATCTTTAGAAGAAACTAAAGAGATTTACACTAAGTGTAGTTATCGTGGTATGGTAGAAGACTGGGAAACTTTTTTACCGTGGACTTTGAAAGAACGAACTGAATCAGAAACAGATATAAAAATAATTTTTGTGTATCCCAAACATGATATCGATGCAATAGTAAGACAACGTGGAGAAACTATTTTTGTAAAGGAACCTTGGACAAACCTATGGTTGCAAAATATCATAGAAGAGGATAGTGTGTTCTATGACATAGGTGCAAATTGTGGTCAGTATAGTTTATACTCTGCAAAGTTAGGTTGTAAAAATGTTTATGCATTTGAACCAAACGTAAGAAACTTTAGTTATCTTATAGAGAACGTAATAGTAAATGATTTGGAAGATGTAATTATACCCATGAATGTTCCAGTATCAAATGAAGTATCATACAAGTCATGGTTTTCTAATTCACTTGGTGGTATTGGTTTCTCAAGTGAGTTTCATAAAAATGATACAGGAGTAAGAATTGGAACAGTGCAAGAGACACTAGACAATCTAGTGTATACACATAAACTTCCTTCTCCTACCATTTTAAAAATTGACGTAGATGGTACAGATGATTCATTGATAATAGAAGGTGGTTGGAAGTGTATCGAAGAAAGTGTAAAACACATTATGATTGAAGTTGTAAATGACAATCCTAATTATGAGAATACAAAACAAAAGTTATTTGATTTAGGTTTTAGAATTAACCAAGAACTTACAGACTCTGTTCATGCATATAGAGAAGAGAGTGGTAGAGATAGATGGTTAGAATATTTTTTTGAGAGGTAATGAGAGTATTAATAATGGGTCTGCCTGGTTCAGGTAAAACTACAATCGGTAGAGAACTTGCATATCATTTTTGTGTACCATTATATAATGCAGATACGTTAAGAGATAAACACAACGACTGGGACTTTACAGAAGAAGGAAGAATGAGACAAGCCTATAGAATGTCCTTTTGTGAGTTTGGTATCATGGACTTTATTTGTCCTCTAAAGAAAATGAGAAAGATAGTCGATGCAGATTATGTAGTTTGGCTGGATACTATAAAGGAAGGTAGATTTGAAGACACTAATAAAGTGTTTGAAGAACCAACTAAATACAATATACGAGTCACTGAACATTTATGTTTAGAGACACTAAGGAAAACAATAGAAAAATACAAAAGAGGAATACACGGTTTAGAAGAATATTTAAATGATGCCACAAGATTACATTCCTTACTTATTACATAAGTTAGGAGTAAAAGAAGATTCCCTACTGGAGGGAATTATAATCATAATCATATTTCTTTTAATGTGTGCAACAGGAGTTTATATAGCATATGAGATTGGCGATTACAGGGAGTAGTGGACTTGCAAAAACAATTAAAGATGTGTTCGAAGCAACACCACATGCAGGTAAAACATTTGAAGTCACACCGATTCGTTGTGAAGACATAACGTCTAACGGTGTAAACTGTTGGATATTCAACGGACATAGTCCGTGTGATGTATTACTAAACTTTGCACACCAAGACCAAGCAGAGATTCTATCCATTGCACATGAGGCGTGGTTGAACGAAGGAAGTAAAATGATTATTAACTTCTCTAGTCGTGCAAGTCAACCAAACATATCTAAAGGATACAAGTATGCAAGTGAGAAGGCACAACTAAATCACCTCTCAAACAATCTTACTTACAACTCCAAAAAGAAATACAAAATGACTACAATCAATTTAGGATTGATTGAACATGGAGACCTTCCAAGTCTAAAGAACAATGACATTGCACACTTAGTGTATAAGTTGGTCACTGCATATCCTTCTATTGAGTTTCCTGAGATTACTATGCAACATAGAGCAAACTATATGGAAGTCCAAGACGATAAAGAGACACTTAAAGATTTAGAGAGATACGTTAGATATCCAAACCAAGAGGTATAAATAATACTATGAGTATAGAATATAACGATTTCGGTTTTACAGCTATGGATGCAGATGAACTTGCATCTGTTGATACTAAGATAGTTGAGAAAACCACAACTGCTACTGAAGTAATCAAAAACTTAGATAACTTCATTAGACCTTTGTTAGAGAATCTTGCAAAAGACTCAGACAAAGATTACATCTACTGGCCTAATCGAGTTGACATTATCAACAAGAAAATTACAGAGTTAGATGAAATACAAAAAACTTTATAAGTTTTAATTATGGACAATGCGAACAATATTATAGATTATCATAGGCAACTTGCAAATATAGAAAATTTGAAAGATGCAAAAAAAGTGTGGAGAAAAATTCTAAAGATAGATACTAAACTTTTTCCCGATTACACACTATTCAAATCAGACGATAAAGATTTAGAGAATCTTGTTGTCAATACACTTCCTTCCCGTCTCAGAAAAAACTATATCCATTATGGTATAAAGACTCCTAACGATATCAAGTGGAGACATATATTCAAACTAGTACAGTATTATTTGGATGCACCTAAATGGTTGCAGATAAATTTTTGTAAGGATTCTACTAGACAAGGATTAGACGAAAACATACAAAGAGATATTCTAAATGATACCTTTGGTAAAAGTGTATTCAAGAAGTGTTCACCCATCACTTATGTTTATGGAAGTAGACTGATTGATAAAGAGACATACAAGAAATGTCTTAAGGGTAGAGTAGTTGATATCTATGGTGACACTATACCAAAAGTAAAGTTTAAGAGAAAGGATATTGACACTATGGGAACTTACAAAGGTAAAAACTTTTGGGTGTTTCAAAAGTATTGTAAACATGGTGGTGGTCATGGTGACAATGTAAAGATAGAAGCAACACACTTTGTAAATGATGCAGATGATTATTGCGACAAGAACAAAGACAATAATTATTTCATTGCACAATTAGATGGTGCAAGTTTAGAGTCTGCTGATTTTAATATCAGAAATCCAAATAGAATCTTTGTGGGAACTACACAAGAGATTATCAAACAAATAAAAAAAATTTAAAAACCCCTTTACAATCCCCTTCACTTTTTACTATACTAACAGAGTAATAAAACATGCCCTGTTCGTCTAGTGGTTAGGACACATGGTTTTCATCCATGCAACAGGAGTTCGATTCTCCTACAGGGTACCAATTTAAGGATAGATAATGAATGCGACTGAAAAGGCATATGTAGAACTAGGAAGAAAACTTATCACACTATGTGAGAACAATGAGATATTTAATGGTCAAGACGAAGAGTCTCTCACACTATGGAATGCAGCTGTGACTGCAGGTAATAAGATGATAACCTTCGGAACTACATGGACTAAGTTTAAATCAACAGAAGATTTTAATGAGATAGAAAAGACTGCAGTTCTTAGATATCTCGATGGTAAAGTTTAGGGTCGCAAGACTCGGGGACGGGTGAGGGTCAAGTATCACAAAATCCACAAGTATTACACGATTGATGTGTGAGACCCAACCCCCCTTTTTATAGGAGAGAAAGATGGAAACATTATTTTTTACATTCTTGGGATTATTAATGGTCTCAATGGTATATGTAGGAACACATATGAACACCCCAATGTTTTGGGAAGAAGACGGTTTAATTGATAAAATAAAAGATAAATTAGGTCTCTAAAAACTTGACAATGGGTGTCACTTTTTTGTATACTAATAGTATAGAAAATTAAGGAGACATTATGAAATTATCAGAACTAGTAAATGAAGTAAACCAAGAACAAGACTTAATGTTATTGGTTGGAAAACTATGTGATGACTTAACAAATGCGATGCATGAAAGATGGGAACACACTCGTGGTAGAACAACCCATGGTTATTCTGAAGGAAGAAAATATATACGTATCTATTCTATAGAGGATGGAAGACCTTCTTCTGCATGGGGTTTTATTAACAAAAAAGAATTCAAAAAAGGACTTGCAGGAATCACTTTCAAAAGTGGTGACGTTCTCAAGTGTGCAGGTTGGAATACTCCTGCCTTGAATGCACCAAGAGGAAACCTTTTCAAAGGGTATGATATCAATCCTAATTCGATGAGAATTTACGGCCCTGATTACTTGAGGTAAACACTTGACAATGCTATGCACTTTTTTGTATACTATAAACATGATGAGAAATAAGGAGACAATATGAGTTTACAGACAATCAAAGACGGAAATGCCAGATGGTATATTATTCAAACCCAAAACCTTGAGGAGTATGGAACTAACTTCCATAAGTTCAAAGGTGGGTCAGAGTATTGTGTGTACTTTGAAGTCACTCAAGAACCTTGGGACGATGAATATATGTATGAGGTTCCCTCTCTTACAGAAGCGTCAGTCGCTGCTCTTGTCATGAAACATGTCAATAGATATAATGGACTTAGAGGTTCGTTTGATTACATTACAGATATCAAGGTGGTAGACTCACCTTTTGATACACCCGACCATCCAACATGGAGAGGTACAGAAGAAGACCTTGTCTCTGAGATAAACAATCTAGAGGAGGTTGCATAATGGTTTCAATTCTTAGGTCAGAGTTTGGATACACACTTGGTCATACCGTGTTATCCAATCTACAATGTGTTCATGAGATTGCAGAGAAGTGGGTAATATCCACTCCAAATAGTACTATGACTTTTAGTAAGGATTGGTACTCACACGAAAAAATAGATGAGATTTATAATAATTTAATAGGAGACTTTTTAGTATGATAATAAAAGATTACGAAGTGTGTTCTCCCGATATGTGTTCGGGTGGAACTAGTTTACAGGGTTATAAGACTACTACTTACAGTAGACTTAGAGAAGTCTTAGGCCCACCAACCTTTTCTAGTGGTGACCCTTATGAGAAGGTTCAGACTGAATGGGTCATAGATGCGAAGTGGTATGATGCAAATACCGTTGAGGAAATCGATAGAGACGATTGGGAATATGAGACCGTCACTATCTATAATTGGAAAACCAGTGGAACTCCATTAGAAGAGTATGACTGGCACGTAGGTGGTAAATCCATCTATGCAACTGATGTGGTTGATATGATTCTTGATAACTATAATCAAAATGGTATCAATCATAATGGAGAAAGATATGATGAAGCAGTTTAGTTTACTTACCCTACTCTTGTTAGTAGGTTGTGGTGGAGGTGGAAGTGCTGGTGGGTTAACACTTACACCAGTTGACAATAGTTCAAGTCCACCAGTGTCTACAAGTGTAAATAATTTTAATATACATGAACATGTAAATAAGATTACCGTGATTGACGGTTATGTTGAAGGTGCAAACGTTTATGTTGATTTGAATTTTAACGGTGTCCAAGACGAAAATGAACAAAGTGCATTTTGGACTGGGGTCACTGAACCTTTTCAACAGTGTATTGAGGCAGATGAAAATGGTTGCACTCAAGAGATTACTGTAGACCCACCCGACAATTACTATTGGTTTCTTGATAAAAAAACAGTAGAAGATTATAACTACTACAAAAGTCTAGGACATTATGGAGACAATCCTCCTGCACCATGGTGGGAGACTTATAATGTCACTCCATGGAATGAGGGTATTGATGGAAGTTGTTATTATGGTAAAAAACTCATAAGAGCAGAAGTTCCAATAGGTGCATACGATTCAGAGAGAGGTTATGTAGAAACTGCATATGAAATGGCATATATTCCATTTTATGAATACGGTGGGTGGAGACCCGATGTTGATTTTAACATTACACCTTTTTTGAGTTTGTTAGAATACTTTATAGAAGAACTCAATGTTCAACCATTTCCATTCAATGAGAGTTGTGATGCATATGCAAATGATTTGATGTCAGAACTTCTTCTAAAGATGGATGGTGTCATGAATCAATTATCAAATGCATATGGAATTGACCCAATCTATTTTTATGATGACTTTATATTAAACGGTGATACTGATAAACAAACAATTGCAGAAAATATAGTTGATATATTATCTACTGCAGAGACACTCAAGTCTCTCATACAGGATAATGTAAACTCACCTCTTAAACAATACATGGGTAAGGGTATGATTGATACCGTGTTATCTAATCCAAACTTTACTAGTTTAGAAACTGATATCTTCTATGAAGAAGATGGTAGTATCACAATCGATAACTTTCAACAAATCTTAAGATTCTATTTTCACAATATCACTATTGATGGTGAAGGTAATCTTTTAGATAGAAACAACCAACCCATGTCTATGGATTTAATTAACGTAGTTGAAAGTGCAGATTTCTATGAGGAATCACTTAACCTGTTTGCAGAAAACTACATTGACGATGACATAGACATTACACTTAAGGATTCTATAATACAAGACTATGATGTAGATGGTAATTTAAGAACTGTTGAAGAGGAGATTATATTGTTCTCTGATAGAGAAACTAATTCTCAATTCGATAGACAAGTATCTCTTAACGAAACAAGTAAACAAATTAGAATAAGAGATTGGTATACCGACCAACCTACTCTCAATACTGTTTTGATTATTAAGAATGCATCTAACAATCTTTTAAATTATGATATAGAAAACATTGTAATGAATGGAGACTTGACTCAAGTGATGGATTTGTATTCTGAGTTGAGTGCAATTCCTAAAGGAATAGATAATGTAAATACATTACAGAGTTATATTTACGGTGGTGATGAACTTCAGATAGAAAAGGTTGACACTACTTACACTTACGTATACAGTTTTACTACTGTTGGTGAATACTGTTTAACACTTGACAATGCTACGAGAAATACCGTATCATATACAAGTGGGAATAATTCCCTAAACGAATGTTTAACTTTAATAGGAGACTAATATGAATACTTACAAATTACTTGCAAAACAATCAATAGTAAACGGTGAACAAACACTCACTGAAGACCAAGTAAGGTCTATGATGGGTGCTCCAACTCGTGAAGAGGAAGAGTATTGTATTTGTGGAGACAAGATAGAAGATTGTCCCGATGGATATGAACATATGACAATGGGAGTGTAATATGAAATATTATCACGAAGAAAAATCATTATATAAATCATTTCTTGCAGGAATGTTTTTTGGTGGTTTCTTAATGTTTGTTTTACTCTTACCAAGTAAAGTTCATGCATTCGATGAAAACAATGAGATATATTGTCTTGCACAAAACATTTATTTTGAAGCTGGTAATCAACCCCTTGCAGGTAAGATTGCAGTATCACAAGTTGTACTCAATAGAGTAGAACATTATGCATATCCTGATACCGTATGTGGTGTAGTGTATGATGCAAAGTGGAAAGAAAACTGGAAAGGTAATATGGTTCCTATAAGGAATCAATGTCAGTTCAGTTGGTTCTGCGATGGTAAGTCAGACGAACCAGTGGATAGTGCAACGTGGTTATCCTCTATGCACATTGCAAGGGATGTGGTACAATCTAAGTATGGAGATATTACTGAAGGTGCGACTCACTATCATGCAACATGGGTATATCCATATTGGGCAGACTCATTGAATGAGACTGTAGTTATTAACGAACATGTATTTTACAAATGAATTTATTTTACTTACACGAAGAACCTAAAGTATCTGCAACACTACATTGTGACAAACACGTAGTAAAGATGATTATCGAATATGCACAAATGTTATCGACTGCACATAGAATGTTAGACGGAACTCAATACACTGATTCATCTAGTGGACGTAGAATTCAAAGGTGGAGATTACCTAACTCAAATATGGACGGTGTCTTATACAAAGCATCACATATCAATCACCCATCTACACGTTGGGTCAGAGAGAATGCGATTCAGTATCAGTATGCATACGATATGTTTACTAATCTATGTGACGAATACACTTATCGATATGGTAAGGTTCATATGACTGATACTAAACTCAGAGATTTACTTGACCAATTACCTAAGAACATTACACTAGGTGAATGGTCAGAACCACCTCAGTGTATGCCTGACGATGTCAAAGTTAAAAATGACTCTCTTTCTGCATACCATAAATACTATGCAGTCTACAAAAAAGACTTTGCAAAATGGACTGATAGACCAGTCCCACAATTTATGAACACATAATGCCTGCATACGATTTTTTAAATACCGAAACAAACGAAGTTGAAGAACATATAATGTCTTACACTAAGTTAGATGAATTCAAAGAAAATAATCCACACTTAAAACAACAGATATTAAGTTCACCAGTGACCGTTCACGGACATGGTGACCGAGTAAAAGTTGACGGTGGATTCAATGACGTTCTACAAAAAATTGGTTCTAATCATGTCGATTCACCTATGGGTGAAAGGTATCATAGAAAATCTAGTAAAGAAGTCAAGACTAGAGAAACAATCAAAAAACATGTTGACTTACAGGGTATCAAGTAGTATACTGTAATCTATATTATGGAAAATCAATTATCATTATATGACTTAGAAAGTCTACAGGAGTCAATGACTCGTGTGCAGGAGAACGGTAAACGTTTCTATCAGACTCCCGAAGGTCAGAGATATCCAAGTGTCACTACAGTCACTGGACTACTTACAAGAGACCACATTAAGTTGTGGAGAGAACGAGTAGGTGAAGAGACTGCAAACAAAATATCAACCCAAGCAGCAAAAAGAGGAACTAAAATGCATTCTCTTTTTGAACAATATCTAAGACAAGAAGAAGAACTAGTGTTTGAAAATGTATTAGATAAATCTATGTTCAATGCAGTTCAACCTATACTAGATGAGATAACACCTTTTGCATTAGAAGCAGGTATGTATAGTGACTCACTACAAATGGCAGGACAAGTGGATTGTGTTGGTATACTAGATAGTAGACTTTGCATAATAGATTTTAAAACAAGTTCAAAATATAAAGAAGAATACATGGCAGACCCATGGTTCCATCAGATGACTGCATATGCAATCATGGTTGAGGAACTTACTGGAGAAGTTGTTGAGGATATTGTTGCAATTGTAGCAGTTGACGGTGGTGGGGTTCAAATCTTTGATGCAGACCCTTTAGATTATGTAGACAAACTATACGATTTAAGAAATCGATATAGAAATTTACACGGAGTATAATATGGAAATAGAAGTAGGAAAAGAGTATACGATATATCCTAAATTTAAAAAGTCGTATACTGAACGTGAAGTGTTTAAAGATAACGATAGTGAAGATAGAGTTGTCATTGAATCACTTTGGAGAAGTGGTGCATATATCATAAAGATTACTAATGAAGAAGAAAAAGAATTGTTAGAAGGATATATGTCAGAAGATTCACAACAGGATTTTATGGAACCTTGTGAGTTTGAAGAGAATGAATTTGTGGAGTCTTTTGATGAGTGTGGACGTGATGTTTATGTTCACCTTGCAGAAGGTAGTGAAGCAGACGAAGATGCAATACTAGAAGGTGTCGAAGAAGAAGGACACGACTGGTTTTGGGAAAATAATTATGATTCGTGGGATGCAGAACACTTCTTTAATTTACCATTACAAGTAGATGAAGTTGACCCTGAGAACAGATATAACTTGAGGTTTTAATATGGCAGATTTTTATAACGAAGAGAAGTTTACTCTAAAACAAGATTGGAATTGGGGTAAGATATTTCATAAAGCAGATGATTGGATTCATCAACAAGCATACGATAGTGCATATGACAATATGTTAGAGTATCTTGAAATAGGAAGTGAAGAAGAACTTACTGAAGTCCACTTAGACGAATGTCAAGCACTTATTGATTACTTAGAAACACCTTATTCAGAAGATGGACAAGGTATGGATATGAATGGACATAGTCCAACATACTATGCATACTATAGAGTCATGATGGATTGGATTGAAAACTTTGATGATGGTGAGGAAGTAGAACACGCTCCAATAAATTTAATATAATGATAAGTAGAAAAGAATTTACTGAACAAGTTGAAAAAATTCTATCACGTGGTAAAGGTGTAGATGTAATGTCTGCAATTATTAAAGTATGTGAGAATAACAATTTAGAACCCGAAAGTGCAAAGAGACTTTTAACACCACCTCTAAAGGAAAAGTTAGAAGCAGAAGCACAAGGACTAAACCTAATCAATCGTGGTAGGACTAGTCAAGGGACAATCACACGATTTTATGAGGATTAATTATGGAAGTAAATGATATAGTCACGGTCATTGCACAAAGTGGTGAATACGTTGGTAAGTTCAAATCATCAGAGGGTGGTCTTACACTAGAAGACCCTAGAATGATTCTAAGAGCAGACGATGGTGGTATGGGATTTGCAAGAGGTATTGCAGTCACTGGAGAAGAGAATCCTACTTCAGTCACATTCAGTAATTATATTTTTGTGGTACCAACAAATGAAAAAATTGCAGGTCACTACCAAGAAGCAACTGGTTCAATTGTCACTCCATCCAAAACACCTACTATCGTCACAACTTAATGACGAGTAGAGAAGGATATGATGCATACACTCTTTATCTTGGAATAAAGTTGCACTTCTATACAAAGGATTACGACTTTATAAAATACAATGGTAAGGTGAAGAGTGACATCAACTCTTTCTTAAAAAGAAAAGATAAATTTCATTTCGGTAAATTATTTAAAACATACAAACAAGACTTACAAGATTTCTACATTGCAAATCTAAGTCTTAAAGATAGTTGGGCAGGAGACTTGTTAGACAATGAATGTGAACGAGTTTATAAAGACTGGAAGAAGAGACAACAAAAATTGTCATATCTGTATGAAACAGAAGTCTCTGATATCCTACTTAAAAGAAATATTCAAAAAGTATTGGAAGTAAAAAATGGACAACATCCAATACTCTTGAAGGAATACATGGCAAAAAATGTTTCACTTGAAACACTATGTATCATGGATTCCATTATCGGATTCAGTTCCGATTGGGAGAGACTTATATCTGAAAAGATAGTGTATCCCGATATACATATTAAGATTCAAAAGTATAAATCATTTATAGATTTTGATTTTAAAAAGTATAAAAATAAAACAATAGAGTTATGTCAGTAGACATAAATACTATTACAAAATATTCATTTATTTTAAAAAACCCTCTAGACATAGAGAGTAAAAATAGAGTATAATGAATGTTCTTATTATGAAAATAGTGAGTGGTGGACTCTTCGGAGTCTTGATATAATGCGATACAATGTAATACAATAGGAGAATACAATGTCATCATTAGATAAATTACGTGCAGCTATGGAATCTGCATCACCTACAGAAGGTGCAAAAAAGTCCTACAGTGACGATAGATACTGGAAACCTGAACTAGATAAAACTGGGAATGGATTTGCAGTTGTTCGTTTTCTACCAACCCCACAAAACGAAGAAATGCCTTGGGTCAGTTATTTTGACCACGGGTTCCAAGGGCCAGGTGGATGGTATATAGAGAAGTCTTTGACTACTCTTAACAAGAAAGACCCAGTGTCTGAATATAATACTCAGTTATGGAATACTGGTATAGAAGCAAACAAAGAGATTGCTAGAAAACAGAAGAGAAGACTCCACTATGTTTCTAACGTCTACGTTGTTTCAGACCCTAAAAATCCTGATAATGAAGGAAAGGTCTTCCTTTATAAATATGGTAAGAAAATCTTTGAACAACTCAAAGAAGCAATCTCACCTGCATTTGAAGATGAAGCTGCAATCAATCCTTTCGATTTGAGAGAAGGTGCAAACTTCAAAATCAAAATCAGAAAGGTTGATGGATACTGGAACTATGACAAGTCAGAGTTCGATAGTGTCGCACCGTTGTTTGAAGACGAAGATAAGTTGAACGAAACATTTAGTTCTGCTTATTCTTTAACAGACATTATTGCACCAAGTGAATTCAAAACTTACGAGGAACTCAAAGAGAAACTCGATAGAGTACTTGGATTAACTGGTTCAGTAAGTACATCTACAGCAGAATCTGTTGCAGAAGACTTGGAAGAAGTGCCATGGTCTAATGTCAACACTGAGTCTGTTGCAGACGAACCTGTAATCTCATCAGCAGAATCAACCTCACCATCTGAGGATGAGGATGCGATGGATTACTTTAAGAAACTAGCACAAGACTAGTTTCTTTTGAGGGGATATTGATATTACATTATGTGTCCGTGTAGTCAATATCAAACTGGTGACGTAGGAATGGGGTCAATCAGTAAGGGAAAGGTACTTGGGGTCAAAGCGGAAGTATCGGTTAAGAGCGGGAATGCTGTAAAGTGACGGGGCGACTTAACACTTATTATTAAGAGAATATTATGCCAGAAGTAAAACCAAGAATTGATAGAAAAACTAGAAACGAAGAACCATTCGATAGAATGTTAAGACGTTTTAAAAAGGAATGTGACCGTGCAGGTATCGTGCAAGAGTGCAGGGATAGAAAGTATCATGAGAAACCTAACGATACACGTAATCAAAAAAATCAAGATTTGAAACGTAGAAAGAAACTCAATTTAAAAAGGTCTCAGTCTGCATCTTATAGAAAAGTAAGATGAGTAATTGGCACGGTGGTAAGGGTTCTAAGAGAAGGAACTCTGATGAAAAACTCTATGCAGATAACTGGGAAAAAATCTTTGGTAAGAAAGAACCCGAATTAAAGGTAAGAAAAAAGACACCTAGTCAAGGTGCAACTCAAGTCCACTCGGACAAAACAAAATACAATCGTAAGAAACTTAAGAATATTTAACGTCTAAAATCCTTGCAGATGCATCGGGATTTTGAAATGATGACCTACCGTAATGATTATGATTGGTTGTAATATTACTTTTAAAGTTATTCAATGAAGAAACTTCTTTATCTATAATACCATTTTTATTTCTTAAGTACTTATCATTTGAATGTTTCTGTTCTAATTCATTATTCTTATTTTCTTGCAACTTTCCACCAATATCACTACCTTGACCATTATCAACTGGAACATTATTTCTATATCTCATTACTGCAGCATCGACTGCTTTCTGCATTAATTTATCATTTTGATATATGTCAGAAAGAGGATTTTGTTGGTAATGATAAGCAATATTTGCTAATTCGGTTTGAAGTTTTTGTGCATTTTTATCAAATGTTGCAAGTTCATCTCCAACATTACCACCAAGAGCTGCACCTATAGATGATATTCCTATACCAGCTATCAGTGTAGCACCCTTAGCTATTGCAGATGGTATAGTTCCAGCTGGAATGAAGCTTGCTGATTTTTCGATACCTTTACCAGTTAAATAGATACCTGTAGATGCACCTACTGTAGAACCAATACCTCTTCCAACTGAACCTTGTTGATTTTTTGTAAAAACATCGTTTATTAATTTAGTTGTCTCTTCATCAAATGTTGTTTCACCATCCATAGTATCAATATCGAATACACTACTGATAAAAGATTGTTGGTCTTTTTGGGCATTTAAGTCTAAGACTCCATCTACAACACCAGTTATTGCAGGAGCTGCTTTTAAAGCTTTATCTAGTTTTAATGAAAGTGCTAATGCACTTCTTGGAGCTCTTGCAAATGCTTTTTCTATATTAGTAGCATTAAGTTTTGGACTATCTAGTAAATCATCTAAATTTTTTGTTCCAGTGATTTTATAGAGTTCTTGTAATAATCTTTTATTTGGTACTTGTTTATTCCTCATATATTTTGGTGGATTTTCTGCAGTTTTTAGTCCTTTTACTAAGTCCTTATATCCTCCAGTTCTTCTATCAAGTGTTCCATCATCCTTAAATCTTAATTCTTCAACTTTCGCTAAAGCATCAATTTTATTAAATTTAGAAGTGGTCTTTTCTTGAGCACCTAAATATGAACCTACATTTGTTGTTGTATTTGCACCAGTTGAATCAGGGTCGACTGCTGGGTCGTCTGTTCCTCTATTACCCATATCACCAAGGTCTTTAAAACTATCGTTCAATGCAGAAATAACTGCAGTTGCAATAACAGCACCTAAAAGTCCTTTACCACCTTTTTTAGCACTATCTTTACTAAAAATTTGTTTTAAGGTATAACCACCAATTGTGAGTCCACCTATTTTCTTTAATATGTCTCCTCCAATAAAGTTAAAACCAAACCCACCTCCTTCATTATTAGGAACTACTCTATCTTTTGCAAAACCCGCCTGTAATAATCTTTTTATATCACCGACATCATCACCCATCTCTTCAGTTTCTTTTAGTTCTTTCTTTGCAATTTTAATTGCAGGGTCTATTTCTTGAGATTCACCTGCGATTGAAGGTATGACATCGTCATTTCCACCAAAAGAAAATGCACTTGCAATCGTTCCCGATAAATCTTTATTACCAAATATCTTACCAACTGCATCTACTTTATCAACTACAGTGTCAAGTGTTCCTAACAAATCAAAACCAGTAAGTTCTTTTAGTCCTTGACCGAACATAGTGAACTTAGTATCTTGGTCTGCTATCTCTTTTGCTTGTTTGTCTACTGTTTCGTTGAGTTTTTCTAGGTTAGATTTAGAAGTATCTAAAAGATTTTTTTGAATTTCAAGTTCTTCTCTCTTTGTATCAAAGATTTGAGTTTCAAATTTGGTAAGTGCTTTCTCTTGTTTCTCTTTTTCTGTAGTAATCTTTTTAAGATTCTCTTCTTGACCTAAACCTTCTGCACGAATACGGTCTAATTCTAATTTTGCAATCTTATCTCTGAAGTCTTGAATTGATTTACGGTTTTTAAACTCTGTATCTGCGATATCTTGTTCAAGTTGCATCACTTTTGATTGATTAAGACTGTAATTATCTTGTGCAAGCTTGAGTTGGTCGAGAAAACCACTAGTTCCACTGAGTCTATCTAACCCTTCTGATAGTTTTTGATATGATTTAGTGGTTGTATCTGCACTATCGGAAGTTGCTTTTGCAATTTTTGTGGTAAATTGTTGTAATTCTTTGGCATTCGCAGCTGCTTTAAAAGAACCTTTGGTAGTTTCCCTCAAATCTGCAATAGTTTTTGCAAGAGGGGTGTTTACTTCTTGTAAATTACCTATGACATTCTTAAATTTCTTACTGAATTGTTCAGTTGTCTTAAGAATCTCTTGTTCTTTTTGTCTTTGTTGAAGATATATGCTATCGTCTGCCATATTTTACCTTATTGTTTACCGAATGCTTTACCAGCTTCTGATATACCGAATGCACCAAGTGTCACTACGACAAATGAAGTGTAAATTGTATCAGATATTAGTAGGTCTTGTCCCCAAAATGCAGTGATTAAATCACACACTCCGAACACTACCATTAAAAAGAATGAAATAAAACCGATAATTGATTTCTCATTGATATCATTTTCATCTCTAAACAACGAACCTATAGAAAACTTCTCTTTAGGTTTTGCAGCTGCAGTTGCAATCTGCAATTCCTTAGATAACTTCTCCATCTCTTTAATTTTGTCTTGAGCTTCGTCTAACTTCAAGACCATTTCTGTATACTTTGCAACGTCTATCTCGACATTACCAGTACTTACTTTCTTTTCATCACTCATAATTTGTGTCCTCTATATTATGAATCACGTAAACATAACGAAAGTTAACTATTCTGTTGTCTAATCCTTTCTCTTTCTTCCTCTAAGTGTTGTACTAAGAGTTGAACATATATCTCTCTCTCCCATGGCATCATATCTTCCAATTCTGTTAATGAGTACTTGTGTTCCTGCATTAACTGAAAGTTAGATTGATAATAACCAACTAAACTTTCATGAGAAAGAGCTACTAAAAAAAAGAGTTTAGACCCCTTAAAATTCTTTCTTGTTGAGTTCCACACACTTCGCATGAATACTCTATCGTTTTTTCTAATGACGGTGTGTTAATGTAATATCTTTCTATTTTATCTAATTGTTCTAGTGTTAGACTTTCAACAAACTCTTTTAAATCAGAATCTTTGATATCTTTAGATTCATACACTTCGTTTTCATCGAAAATTGTATTTAATCCATACATTATAGTTGCAATTAAACGGTCTTGTGCATCTTCAATCTCTTCGATTTTAGATAATTCACTTATACTTGGGTAATCTAATATTACACCTAATGTATCAGTTAACATTAACTTATTGTCACTATCATTTTTTGTGAGTTCAACACTATTTAAATCTATAGTTGCTTCTCCACTACCTTCACAATCAGTCACTTCACATAAGTATCTAACCTTTGTAGTTTCTCCAACTGATTTAGTTCTTATTTGTAAAAACAAATATTCTATATCAAATAAAGGAAGTTTTTTTGCATCAACTTTACCGAAAGTTGTGCTATCTATCAGTTGGATAAGTGCATTTGCAATATCTACTGAACTCTCACTTTCTTTTGCAATTAAAAGATACTTTTGTTCTTTAACTAAGAAAGGTCTATATTTTACCTCTCTCCCATCACTTAAATTGCACACATATGTTGGTGCAGTTTGGATTGGTAATCCCATAATTTACTCCATATTTTATTAACCACCAAATAAACTACTAAAATCTCTCAAAGAGTTTTTTAGTCTACTTACTTGTGTATCATATTTATTGAATTTCTTAAGATATTTTTCTGCACCATCGTCACCAAATCTAGCTGCGAGTCCAAGTGCATCTTGAATACCATCAAAAAATCTTCTCCCACTATTTAGTCCTGCAGGAGATACTTTATTTTTACCATTGTATACGTTATGTAATTGTGATAAACTTCCTACTGCATTTCCTTGACTATACTTTGTTGTAAAATGTTGATATGCAATTGTGACTGTAAACAATAACATGTCAGAACTATCCATAGACAGAGATTGTTGATTAATTGAAACTGGGAATGCATTATGTAATGTATTTTCTACTGTAATACTTGCCTTACCACCACTTCTTTTTGCATCTCTTCTTAAATGTCTTATGAGTACAGTTCCTGCATATTGGTCAGGATATTTAAATAATGGTTTAGAACTTGTTTCTACAGAATCTGTTGACTGTTTAAGAGTAGTATCGGTATTTGTAATATCGTCCATCCAAAATTGTAATATTCGTCTATCTAAAAAATCTGTATCACAGTAGAATGATATCTCCATTTGGTGTAAGTCATTTACAGAACCAGTCGGCATCATTCTAGTTTTACCCATTGGAGAATATCCATCAACGTCAATTGTTCTAGATGGTAGTGATGCATTTCTACATCTTACACCTTCCAATTTAACTAATGATAGGGGGTGGAAGAAATCCACCTCAAACTGATTAGACATTGCAGGAGCACTGAGATTTGCAATCAGTTTATCTACAGAAAAATTTTCTCTACGTCCTTCAGCAACAGTATCTGCAAGTTCCTTTCTCCACTCCTCATCATTCCAAGGTTCACTTCCAGTGTCCTTAGAATTTTCTAGATAATTATCAACAGTTGGAACTTTTATATCTTTTCCTACATTTAATGTATCAAGAAAGGCTTGAGTTTGTTTCGGAAGTGAGAAATCGTATTTTTTAAAGGACATATTAATAACTCTCTACTTTTAGTCTACTATCTCTGTAGACGGTATTTGCATTTGTTTTATTTGTAAAATTATATGTTGGAAGTAAACTTATTACATCCCAATCATCATATGGAACTTCTTTTATACTACTTTGTATTTCAGTAGTTAAGTATCTTTTGATACATGGTCTAGCCCATTTTAATCTAGACGATTTCTTAATCAGTTGATAACTCATTTGTATTCTAGTATCAACATCATCTTGTCCATCATAGTCTCTTGCGTATCTCAACAACTCAGACAATAATTCAACTCTTCTCATAGGGTGAATATAGTGTAAATTCAAACCATAGAATCCATCTCTTGTAAATTGAAATGGAATTACTAATGGAAACCTATCGTAGTATGGTAAAATATTTTTCCATTTTGCAACATACTGAAACATAAACATACCACCTATAAGTGGTTTTGGTTTGTTTGCGTAAGTGTCTTCTATGAGTCCTCTTTGTCTATCAGAAACCGTCATGGAACCTATTGCACGTCTAAACCAATTAAATGACTCCTTTGTATTTCTTTCAATCTCTTCAGGAGACATTTTAGAAAAACGTGTGACTAGATTAACCATAATACTATTTATATTATGTTAGGTGGTCTTCAGTCAATATTCTGAATTTTAATCTCCTATCTTTACAGAACTCTTCTGCGGCTCTGAACTTTGCTTGGTTTATCATGTATGTTTGCACTTCACCGAGATATCGTTTAGTTCTTCTTTTGGGTTCTTTGGGGGGTTTGAGTTGTTTCTTTGGTTTGACTTCAATTACTTCTCTTACCGTTTGTCCTTTACCATTGACATACTTGATATAGAAGTCAGGGAAGTATCTATGTGGTTTTTTATCGAGTGGAGATATGTAAGGTATGATAAGTTCTTCAGAACCCCATTCAATAATGTTGGGATTATTATCACAATAAACCATAAACCTTCTTTCCCATAATGAACGGTAAAAGATTTTAGTTGGGTCACCTTTATATTTTTTATAGTTCTTCGGTTTGAACTTACCACTGTATGACATAAATAGATAATAAATAAGTAATTTAAAGGTATTTATACATGTCATCTGTAAACAAATTATTATCAAAAATCAATCAAGCAACAACTGCAATCAAATCTGTAAAAGGAATCTCAAGTAAGATTTTTGGAACAGGATATCAGTCAGACGTTAGTAAGTTTGAACAAGATTCATTAGAATACCAAACTAATCTTGCAACAAGAGCTAAAGCACTTAAAGAGGGTAGTTCAAACATTACTGCATTATCTAGAAAAGAATCAAAAAGAAAACCACCCGAAGATGTTGTTGGGAAGGAATTAGTTTATCCAAGAGACTATAAGGTCGATAATTATATTCATTTTATAATAAAAAAGAGACAAACAAGAAATGGTGACACTGGTAAAAATGCATTAAGTGGTTCTGATACTCATATCTACATGTATGCACCTAACGTTCAAAATAATGCACCAAACGTTAATTATAAAAATGTAGAATTTGGTAATTTTTCAAGGGCACTATTAAATTCTGAAAAATTCATTAGTAGAGATATGGCAGCTGGTCTAGGTGCTGAAATAAACGAAGCATTTGTTAGAGCTTCTAATGCACTACAATTTCAAACTAGAGATTTTGCGAATGCAAGAGCATTTAACCCTCAATTAGAAATAATGTTTGATGGTATGACATTCAGAACTTTTGATATGCAGTTCCAGTTTAGACCAAATAGTGTAGAGGAGTCAAATGTTGTAAGAGAAATAATATACACACTTAAAACTGCAATGTTGCCAGACACATTTAACATTTCAAAAGAATCAGGAGGGTTAGGTGCTGCTTCGGAAGAATTTTCAGAAAACTATTTTAACACTCCGAATTTATTTGAGATTGAATATGTCGGGCCTATAAGTGACAAGATAGACGGATTTTTACCTTCTTTTTTAACTGCATGTAATGTCACATATAACGGTGGTAGTAAAATAGAAACATTTGATGATGGAACTCCTTTAATTATAGACATGACTTTAAGTTTCCAAGAAAATGTAGTTATGACTCAAGAACAATATCAACTTACCAATAAAGAATTTGGTGTTGACTTGAATGCAAAGAAAACTATAAAACAGGGTGGTGCGATAACAGACGGTAGAGAAGCAGATTATTTTACAGAAGGTACACCAGTCAGTGAAGATGGGAGTTTAGATTTTGAGGGAGGAGGTGACTAATGTCAAATAAGTTATATGAAAATTTTCCTACTATTCCATATAGATTATCTAATGGTAAGTTAGTCACTATAAAGGACTTTTTTAGAAAAGCAAAGATATCCTCATTTAGTATGTCTAGTGTTGTAGATTATGAATATTATGAATTATCTGAAGGTGATAGACCTGATGTAGTTGCAACTAAATTATATGGTGACGGTGATTTACACTGGGTTCTTTTCTTAGTAAATGATATGGAAAATTATTATGATTGGTATCTAAGTTCAGAAGAATTTGAAAATCATATTGATTCGTTTTACAAAGGTCAATACTTAACCTTTGCAAACAGAGAAGATGTTGTTCAATATCCAAACTTTGATAATCAAGGGAATCTACTCAACACACGAAAATACCTATTAGGTGAAAAAGTCACAACACTAAAAGGGACTGGACATATCTTAGAGGTTGACCCTTTAAATAAAAGAGTAAGAGTTGAAAGTAGTCTATGGGAAAGTGGTGAGACATTAGTGGGTAAAAATAAATCTTCTCAAATCGTAAGTGTTATAGAACCTAGAGACGTTATATCACATTATGAAAACTCAGAGGGTATGAAAACTAATGTACCAACTAGTGGATATTCAAGTGTATCGTTGTGGCAAAGAGAGTTTGACCTAAACGAAGAAAAACGAAAAATAAAAATTATAAAACCAAGTTCAATATCAAGAGTCATTACAGAATTTGAAAAATTAATGTCAATTTAATATGGAAACAGTAAACCATCAAGAATATGGTAAAGTCGTTTTAGAAGAGATTTCGATACAGTATCAAAATCAAGAAGAAGATAAAATAGATATTTTACCTCTTGCAAATAGTCTATCTTTGTATGAAAGTATATACAGTAAATATACTACTGGATATATATCAGTGATTGACGGAAGAAATTTAATTAAGAACCTTTCTTTAATTGGTCAAGAAATTATTAAAGTAAGATACAAATTACCTTATAATTCAGAAGTAATAGATAGAAAGTTTAGAATTTATAAAATTTCAGAAATAGTAAAGGCAGACGAAATACTACAGCTATATAATATACACTTCTGCGATTCAAATGCATTTAGAAGTAAAGAAGAAAGAATAAGTAAAACTCTTAGAGGTTCACATAAAGATATGATTGAATCTCTATTTACAGATTTAGAAATATCTGAAGAAGTACAAAACATAGAGGAAACTGAAGGTGATAAAAATCAGTTTATAGTTCCAAATTGGTCTATCAATAAAACACTTGATTGGATAGTAAATAATGCAAGTCCTGTAAATAAAGATAGTTATAAAAATTCTATGTTTTTATATCAAACTTTAGATGGAGGGTATCATTTTAAATCTATCAATACTATGATAAGAGAAACATATCCACATGTGTTCAGTCACACACCAAAAATTAATAACACTAATTTATCTGAAGAAGAAAAAAATCGTACAATTTTACAAATTACAAAACCACAAGAGTTTGACACATTACATGGTGTCTCCACTGGTACGTATTCTTCTATGTTAAAAGTCTACGACCCTATAAGAAAGATAGAAGAGATAAATGTTTATGATATTAAAGATACTGCAAATAGAAGAAATGAAGTGAGTGAAAGTACTGCAGACTCAGAAACTAAGGGTTCTGTAATTAAACCTCTTGTTTCTTCAGATGAAGATACAGGTCGTTATGGAGAAAAACCTTTTACAAAGAGAAAATTTAATACAACTATTTTAAATGATTACACAACAACTCACGCATTTAGTAATTCTAAGAAATTAACAGATAACGAATCAATCGAAGGTGTTAAAAATAAAGATAACAGTCGTTTAGAAAGACATTCATTAATGGGTGTATTACAACAAAATCTTATAGAAGTAATAGTTCCTTTACAAACAGAAATTCAGGTAGGACAAAAAATACAATTTGCATTACCATTAGGACAAGTGTCTGTTGGTGAATCAAAGTCAAAACTAGTTGAAGATTCAACTTATTTAATTATGTCTCTTGCAACACATATAAATGCAATTACAAAATCAGGGACTACAAATCTAGAATGTTCAAAAGAAAGTAGAGTAATTAAGGGAGATATTGACACTACCGAATTAGTGAAAGAAATAACAATAGCAGGACAAACATGATACATTATTACGGAATAGTTGAAGATAGAAATGACCCTCTTGAAATAGGAAGAGTAAGAGTTCGTATTCATGGTTTACATACAGAAAATAAATCACTAATTGCAACACCCGACCTTCCATGGTCTCAAGTGATTCTTCCTACAACCTCTGCAGGACTTTCAGGATTTGGAACACAACACGGTTTAGTTGAGGGGTCTACAGTCGTAGGTTTCTTTAGAGATGAAACTGATATGCAAGACTTTATTGTCTTAGGGTCAGTTGCAGGTATTCCTGCAAAGGGATATTTAGAGGATGAAAAAGATGAATTGAAAGATAGAAAGCCTGATGATGGTTTTAATGACCCTAGACGATTATCTTCAGGTGCATATAATTCAACACCCGATGGTAAAAACTCAGACGAGTCAGGTGGTAAAAGACCTTTTGGATTGGAACATGGTTTAGACACTGCACCTATTAAACCTGAAAAAGTAGAAATAAAATATGACGGTAAAGGTTCTACTATCACAAACCCAACACTTACTGAAAAAGACTTACCCCATTATCCTCTCTATGTTGATGAATCAGATATATCAAAGTATGCAAGAGGTGAAGAGGATTACACTTCGAGAGACACTAGTAGTGCAAACGGTATCAAGTCAAACGCAAAACCAGTTTATCCATACAACAAAGTTTTAGAATCTGAATCAGGTCACGTAATAGAAATTGATGATACTAGAGATGCAGAAAGAATTGCAGTTGAACATAGGTCAGGAACATTTACAGAAATTCATCCTGATGGTTCTCAAGTAAGTAGAATTGTAAACGATAGATATACTATAGTATGTAAGGACGATGAAGTTTATATTGGTGGAAAGGTCAATGTAAAAATACTTGGAGATGCAAAAATAGATGTTGGTGGAGATGCAACAATGGACGTGACTGGTAAAACAAATGTCACATCTATAGAAGATATGACATTTACTGCACCCAATATCAAATTATATGGTAATGTAATAAAACTTAATTCATAATGTCAGAATTTACAGTACAAACTCCAACTGCATTCGGGTGTCCACCTGATACTATCTTTTCTTTACCAACAAAAGAAGAATTAGTAAATGCATTTAATAAGATTGCACAAATTCCAAGTAAACTTAGAGTGTATCTAGTGCAACATGGAAAAGAACTTGCACAAGATGTAATTGATGAAATAAACGCAGTCATAAAAAAGGTCGAAGACTTTATAGACAAAGTTCAAAAACTTCTCAGTCCTTATTGGAGTGCAGGAAAAATACGAGAATGGCAAAAAGAAGCCGCAGATGCATTCGATGAAATCATAAAAGAGTTTCACACTTACATACCAACAAAGATTGCAGAACTCATAATGAAATTAGTTCCAATAGATTTGATATTTAAGTTTGGTGGTCTTGCAATTAACATTATTAGAATCTTTGACCCAACATATCAATCAGAAATAAGAGCTCAAATTGCAGAAAGGATTGATTACTTTTTTAATCTTGTTCCAAATAAAATTAAAGGTTGGAATGAAGAGTTTGGTATATTATGTAATGAGTGGAAAGCAAAATTAACTTGGTCATATATCAAAACAGAAATATCTAAGTATCTAAACAATACACTTCATGCAGTGTTTGGAAAACTGATTGATATTTTTGACGAGATATGGGACTTATTGGGTTTACCAAGTCTTGTAGGTTTATTAACCATGCCTGATATTGCAACACTTATCAACAATGCGATACAAAGTTTTATGGAAAAGAGACGTGAAATCTTAGAAAAATTAAAAGATACAAGTCTCACACAACTTGCAAGAGAAAAACTAATAGAAGAGTACGAAAAAATTAGTGAAAAAATTGGTGAAGCATTAGATAAGATATCAGTATTTGGATTTAATATAGTTTCAATCATTGGTGGTAAAATTGATACTACTGTTGAAATGTTAGAACAAAAAATTGCAGAAATCAAACTTGCATTTGAAGACTTCATGCAAAACTGGCAAAAGAAATTACTCTTTGATTGGGTGAAGATTGTTAAAAAGTTCTTCAGTGCAATTGGTTTAGGTAGTATATTCAAATGGTTGTTCTTTACATTTTGCGATTTCTTAAAACTATTAGGATTCCCTCCTTCTATACCTGCGATACCAACAATTGCAGGTGTCATGACTGTTGAAAATACATTTCCAAATAATGATATTACAGATAGACTAAATGAAATAGATACTGCAACTCTAAGAGAAGGTGGTCAATCAAATTATATTAGTGCAACAGACGAAGGAAACGATGAAGGACTTGCAGTTTACACTGCAGACGGTAATACAGATAGATTCAATCTCCCAAGTGGTAGTGGAGATGTGTATGTATTTAAAGACGGAGTCAGACAAACAGTCTTTGCAGGGTTTGGACAAGTATTTTTTATGGACGGACAGGTAAGATTTAGAAACACTCCTGAACAAGGTGCATTAATTTCAGTAATTAGGTAATTACAGTTCTTACAACTGTATAAATAGTATTATGACCGAATATGTAAACAACGGAAAAACAGTTTCCTCTGAAAATATCTATTCAGATTTGAATCTTTCATTTACACCACATCCAATCACGGGTGATATTACAAGAAAGACTGATGTAGATGCAGTAAAAAGGTCAGTAAGAAATATAGTCTCTACTAATTCATACGAGAGACCATTTAAACCCAATTTTGGTGTAAATTTAAGAAATAAATTGTTTGAATTGGATACATCTGTATTCGGAAAAGGACGTGTTGCAAATGATATTGCACGTCAGATAGAAATTCACGAACCTAGAGTAAGAAATGTAAAGGTAGTATTAAACGAAGTGAATCGTAATGAACTGAGTATGCAGATAAGTTTTAAAGTTATAAACAGTTTAGAAACAGAAGAATTAGAATATGTACTTACAAGGACACGATAATGGCAGTTAAAAGTTCACAATTAAATATTACAGATTTAGATTTTGAGGATATTTCTTTAAATCTTAGAAATTATCTAAAAGGACAAGACCAATTTAAGGACTATGACTTTGATGGTTCTTCTATGTCCATATTGGTAGACTTACTTGCATATGCATCACACATAGGTGCAGTGAACACAAACATTGCAGCTTCAGAGTTATTCTTAGACTCTGCACAAATTAGAAAGAACGTTGTTTCCCGTGCAAAAGATTTAGGGTTTGTTCCTCAATCAGAAACAGGTGCAACTGCAATTGTAGATATTACACTTAGTGGTGTAAAAAATCCTGATGACACTTATCCAACAACAGTTGAAATGTCATTAAACAGAGGTTCACTATTTCAATCTACTTTTGATGGGACTACATACGATTTCATAGTTCCAACAACAATCAAACCAACACAAAGTGGAGACACATACATTTATAACAACGTACAATTAGTACAAGGTACTTATGCATCAGATACTTTTGTTTATGATACACAACTTCCTAATCCGAAGTTTGTACTCACTAACAAAAGAGTAGACAAATCTAGAATACAAGTCTCTGTAAATTCAAATGGGGTGACTTCAACTTATGCATTGTCCACTAACATATCTAATATCACAACAACATCTAAAGTGTTTTATGAACAAGAGAACGAAGACGGGTTTAGAGAAATCTATTTTGGTGATGGTGTATTAGGTCAACAATTATTAGACGGTGATATTATTACAGTCACATATATCGTAGTAGACCCAACTCATGCAAATGGTGCTAGAACATTTGCAATGATTAATGCAATTAATGGTTTTTCAAATGTTCAAACAGTTGCAACCTCAATTGCACAAGGTGGTGCAGAAAAAGAATCGATAGAGTCTATCAAATTTAAAGCAAACAAATTCTATACTTCACAAAACAGACTTGTGACACTCAACGACTATAAAGCAAAAGTATCAGAATATTATCCAAATGCAGATGCAGTTGCAGTGTGGGGTGGTGAAGATAACAACCCACCTGAGTATGGTAAAATCTTTGTTGCACTTAAACCTAAAAACTCTGATTACTTATCCAATACAGAAAAGAAAGAAGTGGTCAGAAAACTAAATGCATTGAACATGTTAACAGTAAGACCAACTATTGTCGACCCCGAAATTATTAAGATACTTATATCTTCAACATTTAAATACAATGCAAACGCAACAACTTTATCACAAGGTGAATTAGAAACAGTTGTAATTAATGCAATTAATACTTTTGATAATCAGAATTTAAGTAATTTTGATTCTATCTTTAGACATTCAAATCTAATTAAGACTATAGATGAATCAAACGATGCAATCTTATCTAACACAACAAACATAAGATTGAAAAAATCACAAAAAGTTTTTACAGACACTGCAAGAGGTGTGACTGTTGAGTTTGGAAACGGACTCTTCAACCCTCACGTAGGTCATAATAAAATGGGTGGTGGTATTATAGTCACCACTGGTTTCAAAGTTTCAGGAGATTCAGTAAATACTCAGTATTTCGATGATGACGGTGAAGGAAATCTAAGAAGATATTACCTTTCAGGGTCAACAAGAATCTATCAGGATAATTCTGCAGGTACTGTAGATTATGCAACTGGAAAAATATCAATCAACTCTATCTTCTTCACCTCAGTGGTGAATGTAGATAGTACGATTGACTTTACCGTTATCCCTAATAGTTTGGATGTGGTTGCAACTAGAGGTAATCTAGTTGATATCGACCAACAATCTATTACGGTGAAAGGTGAAATAGACACCATCGCAAGTGGTGAATCGAGTGCTGGAGTTGGTTATACATCAACCTCCTCCAGTAGTTATTAATCGTTATGAAGAAAGTGGTCGGGAGTCCCCCGAGTAGTTTCCCATTTATTTGGATTTTATAGGAGAAAAAAATGGCAGATAAAAAAATTAGTGCTTTAACAGCAGTATCAGATTCAGAAATCGGTGCTGATGATTTATTGCATATCGTTGACAATCCTGGCGGTACACCAGTAAATAAAAAAATGACCATTGGTCAGTTGTTTGAAAATATCCCTACTCATTTAGCAGTAAACGATATTACTACATTAACTGCAACTGCATCAAACCTTGCATCATCATTCGTTTCTGCGATTGACGGTTCTGCATGGACTGGGTCAGTTTCATTTACATTGGATGACGGAACAGATGTTGGTCAAATTAAAATCATTTATGCAAAAACTGAACCTGCAAGTTCATACAGTGCAAATATCGAAGTGACAAGTTGGGGTTATTCTTCAACTTCAGGTACTGAGATTGTACTAGATGCACAAGGTGAAGCTGTGATTTGTATTTGGGACGGTTCAAACTGGTACCCAATTTCTGTTTTCGGTGCAACAGTACAGTAAGATAGAAGATGAAGGAATATGCAACTGATAGTCTAAGTTCAAGACTTCCAAATCTCTTACCTGAATTTGTAAGAGAGGAGAGTCCTGCACTTGAGGCATTCATTAAGTCATATTTTGAATACTTAGAGTCGGAGATAATTACATTATCTTCACAATCAGTTCTTGATAATTTAAGTTTGGAAGACGGTCTCGGTGACCTACTATTGGAAACCGAGACAGACTTCTCTCCAAATGCAGAATCATCTAAAATTATTACAGAACAATCAGTTTTAAATCCAACACTAAATGCATCACCTTTTACAAAGGGTGAATTTGTTGTTGGTAGTAAATCTAAATCAGTTGCAAGAATAGACATTGTAGTTGGTGATAAAATTTATGTCGATACTATATCAGGGAATGGTTTCTTAAAAGGTGAAACTATTACTGGTAGAGAATCAAAACAATCAGGTGTAGTCGGAAACTTTAAACAGAACTCTGTTCTTGCAAGTAATAAACTATTAGACTACTCTGATATCGATAGAACCTCAGAAGAATTTTTACAATACTTCCAAAATGATTTTATACCATCATTAGACATAGGTTCTACTGTTGACCGTAGGTTAACAATAAAACACATTAAAGATTTATATCAAACAAAAGGAACTGCAGAGTCTGTTCAGTTCTTAATGAGATTGTTGTACGGTCAAGATGCAACAATTAGATATCCCGATAACGAAACAATCTATCTTAACGAATCTGATTATAGTCAAGTAAGAAGAATGAGAGTTCAAGTGAACTCTGCACCTCCACAAGCAACAGATAGAATAATACAATATACAAGTGGAACCAAAACAGTAGAAGCAGAATCAGTAATAGAAAATGTATTCGTAGATTCTGTTGAAGATAGAAAGTATTCAATCGAGATTACAGACAATCACATAGGTGAATTTACACAAGGTTCTACGGTCACATTTATAGACCGTGATGGTTTAACAGAATATACAGGAACCGTTATAGGTGTGGTGAATAATGTATCAGACGAATCATCATCAACTTATATATCGCATGATGATAGTGGAGACATTCTTTTAGAATCAGGTCAACCAGCAGTATATGATGGTACCTATGATGGAACTCAATCAAATACAGAATCTACTTTTGATGGTGGTTTATTGTTAGAAGAATCTTCACTAGGTTCATTATACTCTTTTAACGATAAGATTCTATTCTCAGGTAGTAAGAATAACACGGATGCATCAGAATGTCAAGCAAGAGTTGACGGTTTATCTAAGGGTGGTATTACACATATCTACATTGAAGAAGGTGGTCAAGACTATGAAGGTGGAGACCTAATTGTATTTGAAAATGCAGGTACACAAGGTGGTGGTGCAGAAGCCGTAATCGGTTCAGTAGGAGATGAAGTATTACTCGAAGGTGGTTCTACATTTGGACACTATGAAGTCACTGCAACTGCAGGTCAAACTTTAGTAGGTGGGCCAGGTGTTAGAGATGATAATGGTAATCTAATTATATTTAATGATAACACACTTAAAGTATTTGTTGATGACGTATTACAGACACCAAACACTTCTTACACTACACACGACTATTCACACAAAAATGATAGAGTCACATTTTCAACTCCACTTACTGCTGGTCAGAGAGTTGACATGTATACTGAGTTTAATCAGTTGTTATATGAAAGTGGAGAAGAGATAAACTTAGAGACTACCGTTGGTAATATTAGAAGTATAAAGATATTAAGTGGTGGTGCAGGTTATCAATCAGTACCAACTGCATTCCCAGGCGGATATATCTATTTTAATGACCTTACTGGTTTCGTAGAAGATGAAGTTGTGACTGGTGGTATATCAAATGCAACTGCAACTATTGTACGTATAGAAAAAGACAAGAAAAGACTAGTTGTTAAAAGACTATCAACCGATACAGGTGCATTCCAAAACGGTGAAACAATTAATGGTGGTACATCTCTTACTGCACGTGCAAACACACAAGTAAGTGTATCGAGTGGAACAGGTGGTAAAATATTCTGTTTCTCAGACGAGATAGGTGGTGTAAAATCAATTAACATTATAGAACAAGGTAGGGACTACACTTCAGATTCAGTTGTATCAAACTCTTCTGTATTCCCTATGTTAATTACCACACCAACAAATACATTAAACAAAGGTGTTGTAATTACAGGTCAAGCATCAGGAACAACTGCAGAAGTAGTTGACTATGATGCAGATAGACACATATTAAAATATACAAATTTAGATGGACACTTCTTAATAGACGAAGTTGTCACTTACCAAAACACCGACCAGTTTACTATATTAAGGTCTAATCCTTATAACGCAAGAGGTAAGTTTGGTGGTGAAGGTATTATACAAGAACAATTTGTGACCGACAAAGGACACGTAAACGCAGCTGCATCTAATTTACAAGATAGTAGATATTACCAAACACACTCATACGTAATTAAAGTTGGTGAAAGTATAAACAAATATAGGTCAGTTGTCAAGGACTTATTGCACCCTGCAGGACACATATTCTTTGGTGAGGTTGCACTAGAAAATTCAATTAGTGGTCAAACAAGAACTTCAAGATTCCAACCAACAATTATTATGGTAATGGAACCTGTTCTTTCTGTATCGAATGCATTCGCAAACTCATTAAGAACATACTTACTCCATGCAGATATGACTGCAACGGGGCCTGAAGGTGGTATTGGTCTATTAACATTGGATGAAGCGGGTCAACCAACATATAATACAGACCCTAGAACTGGTGGTTCAATTACAGAACCCGATACAGAATACGGTGACTCAAAAATGAGAAACCGACACATGAACATTCTGAAAATTGTCAACAAATCAATTCCTTCAGTAAGGACGGACAATGTAAGAGGTGTTATTCGTTCTGTAGGTTCAATTAATTTAATGGATAATCAGATTACATTAGACTACCAAAATAGAAAGTTTGTAGCAGCAGACCAAGGAAAGATACAAGATTTGTATCAACCAACTGAAGAAATTCTAATTATGGAAGACGGAAGTCGAATAGAACTTGAAGAAGAAGCATGTATCATGAGATTTGAAGAAAGAGTACATGCAGAAGTAAAAGGTGAAGTAGGAGATAGAATAATATCTGAAGACGGAGAGACTTTGATAAGATTAGAGACTGCAACAACTACAGAAGAAGTGCAATACTTTGTATCAGAGAGAAATCCCGACTTAAATGACAAGTATACATTGTTTGAAGATGGGAATAGAATTGTATTTGAAGATAATAGTGCAATGATTGACGAACAATCTTCTGATTCTTCTGTTCCTCCAACAACTTTTGCATCTTTTGGAACAAATTTCAAATCCCTAAATACAATTACAGGTCAAAGAACCTATAAAATATCATATTATCTCAAAGACGAGACTGATGAGGACGATATTTTAATGGAAGATGGTTATGGAAATATCTTAAGTGAGGAATCCGAACCCGAAGGTTTACGAGTCAGTGACTTAAATGATTACTATCCTAACCTATTCATTCCTGAATTTGAAAAAAGAGAGTTAAAAAGAACAAATATTACATATAGTGCATACGTAAAGTCTGCATAATGTTATAAATAGTATATAAATATCTGAGGAGATACTTAAAATGGCAGCAATTATAACGGAAAAGTTTCGAACACACAATGCGAAACAATTTAAAGAGGACTTTGGTGAATCCGCTTCATCAACATATATTTTTATAGGACGTTCACATCCTTGGACGGATGATACGTCTCCACCTGTTCCTGTAAACGGAACAAGTGAGGAAATGGATGCATTTTCAGACATGCTTTCTATGAAGAAAGTGTCTACTGCAGACGTTTCTCATGCATTAACAAGATATGACTGGACAACAGGAACTACATATGACGAATATGCACATGATTATAGTTCATCAAATACAAGTCCAGGCACTTCTGCAAACAATCTTTTTGATTCAAAGTTTTTTGTCTTAACAGACGACTATAATGTTTATAAATGTATCAGAACTGGAAGAAATTCTTCAGGTGCAACAGTTGCCTCAACTGTTAAACCAACAGGAACAAGTGCAACAGACCTAGTGTATACCTCAGACACTGGTGCTGCTCAAGGATATATTTGGAAATACATGTACACTGTATCAGCTGCAGATACTATTAAATACGTCACCTCAGACTTTATCCCAGTTAAAACATTGGGTGCAAAAACTGCTGTTGCAGGTACTGGAACTAACGGTCAGTTAGGTTCAAGTGCAGACAACGATTCATCTTCATTGTGGGATGTAGAAAACTCTGCAACTGCAGGTGCAATCTACCACGTAAGAGTAGATAACGGTGGTTCAGGTTATACGCCTGGAACATATACTGCAGTACCTATCGATGGTGACGGTTCAAGTGCAACTTGTTCAGTGACTGTTGGTGCTGGTGGTGCAATTACTTCTGTTGCAGTGACTACAAGTGCATATGGTTCAGGTTATAACCGTGCATCTATTGACGTTGCAAGTATATCAGGAATTGGAAGTGGTTCAAGTGCAGTATTAACACCAATCATTTCACCTATGAACGGACATGGTGCAGACCCAGTTGAAGAACTAGGTGGAAACTATATCATCGTAAACTCAAGATTTGAGTTCAACGAAGGTTCAGGTGACTTCCCAACAGATAACGATTTCAGAAGAATCGGTCTATTACAAGACCCTTTCACTGCAGGAACAACAACAGTTGCAACTGCAACTACACTTGGTGCATACTATAAAATGACTTTATCAAGTGTATCAGGTTTATCAGTAGACGATATCATTCTAAATGCATCTTCAGACGGTAGTGGAGTTGCAGTATCAAGAATAGTATCTATCAACGGTTCAGTTGTATCACACCAACCAATCGCAAATAGTGAAGGTGGATATGTAAACTTTGCACAAGATGATACTGTTTATAAGAATGGTGCAGTAATTGGTAATGCAGATTCATTGGATTCTGCATTCCCTGAAGTTGAAAGATTTACAGGTAATATCCTCTACATTGAAAACAGAGGTGCTGTGACTAGAGCTGCAGACCAAATAGAAGACATCAAATTAATTATTGAAATGTAATTTATGGGGACTTAGTGTCCCCACAACAGGTTAAGGAATATGCCAGAAAAAACTGATTTAAATATAGCACCATATTACGATGACTTCTCCGAAGATAAGAAGTTCCAAAAAGTTCTTTTTAGAGCAGGTCGTCCTTTACAGTCTAGAGAATTAACTCAATCTCAAACTATACTACAGAATCAAATCGAAAGATTTGGTTCACATATGTTTGAAGAAGGTTCTTTAGTCACTGGTGCAGAGTCAGATGTAGATTTAGATATATTCTATGTAAAGGTAGATTCTGCAAACCCTAATTCAGGTGGTGATGCAAGTGTTGAAGATTACCGAACTTCTTTTCATGGTAAATTCTTAAGAGGTAAGTCTTCAGGTGTTGTAGGTAAAGTTTTTGAGTCAAGTGCAGAAACATCAGATGACCCTATCACTTTATTTGTAAAATTCCACTCACAAGGTACAGATGAGTTTAACTCAATAGTATTCTATTCAGGTGAAGAATTACAAGAATGTACACTAGGTGAAGATGGTACAGTGACTGTAAACTCTGCAAATGCAAATGAATTTACAGTAAAACCAAAAACAGATAGTCCAATTGGTCGTTCTTCTATTGCAAGTATATCAGAAGGTGTAGTGTTTGCAAGAGGATTCTTTTGTAAGGTTGATGCACAAACATTAATTTTAGAAAAGTATTCAGGTAAACCAACTTATAGAGTAGGTCTTAACATTACAGAAAGTCTTTTATCTTCTGCAGATGATACATCTTTACTAGACAACTCTTCAGGTACTACAAACGAAAACGCTGCAGGTGCAGATAGACTTAAATTAGATTTTACATTATCTAAATTTACACTTGACACTACAAACGATACAGATTTCATAGAACTTGTCAGAGTAAATCAGGGTATTATCGAATTAAAAATTACAAGACCGATATACAATGAAATAGAAAACACACTTGCAAGGAGAACATTCGATGCAAACGGTGATTTTGTTGTAAGACAATTTACACATAGTTTAAGAGAACACTTAGACGATACTACAAACAGAGGATACTACACTGCAACAAACGGTGGAAATGTAGATAAGTTTGTCATGCAAATATCGCCTGGTAAAGCATATGTAAAAGGATACGAGATAGATAAGATTGGAACAACACCAATATCTATCAGTAAGGCAAGGTCAACAGTATCATTAGACAACACAAACACACCAGTTAGAATAGGAAACAAATTAAGAATTACAAACGTACACTCATTACCCGAGTTTGGTAATGAAACTGGTGATGCAAGTATTACACCTTTCAAAGAAGTCACACTATGGGATTCAACAATTTCAAGTGACGGAACAGAACCAACAAGTGGAAAGATTGGTTTTGCAAGATTAAGAAATATAGATTTACAAAGTGGTTCTGCATCTTCACAAGAATATGATGCAAGTTCCACATGGAACTTATATCTGTTTGACATTAAGATGTTAACAAAACTAAGTGGTACACTTAGTGGAACATTTACAGAAGGAGACCAAGTTGTTGGTGGTACTTCAGGTGCAACTGGTATTGTTTCATATACTGCAAGTGGTCAGTTATATGTTCATGACGTAGTAGGTACATTCGTAGTTGGTGATGCAATTACAACTAATGGTACAACTAGTGGAACAACAACAGTCACTGCAGTAAGAAACTACAACATTGACCGTGCAAGAGGTGTATCACAAGACCCTGCAGATGCAGGTTCCACAATATTTACTGCAAATGTTGTAGTAGATGGTTCAAAAACTTTATTGGGAACAGTCACATTTACGAACAGTTCATCTAGTGTCACTGGTTTTGCAACATCGTTTACAACAGAGTTAAAAGAAGGTGATATAATTGTAAACCCTGCAAACTCTAATGAAGAATTAATAGTTTCAAGTGTCACTGATGATACTACACTTACACTTACAGGAAATGCAGGTGCTTCATATAATGGTAATGTCACAAGAAAACGTGCAAAGATTTATGACCAAGACCAAACTGCATCTATATTCGCATGGCCAAGAGACTGGGTAAAAACACACTCATGTGATTCTATCCAAGTAAGAAGACAACAAGTAGTTGACGTATCAGGTGGTTCATTTACAATCACTACTGGTTCAAATGCAACATTCGGTGCAATTAATACAGATAACTTTACAATTGCAGTTGTTGATGAATCTTCAGACTCAAGTGCATACGATTTAGGTGACCTATTAAACATAGAAGATTTTACAGGTGACCCTACATCAGATGGTGGAACAGGACAAACACTTACTAAGAGTATTGCAAATAATGATGGTGCAAAACTTAAAGTCACATTTACAGTAAATAGAACAAATCCTAATTCTAGAAATAAGACACTAAGACAATCAAGATTACTTGGTGTTGAAAGTGCAAGAAGTGCTGGTGGTTTCTATGGAACTGCATATGATGATAAAGAAATTACACTAGGTGTTGCAGACGTTCATAAAATTCATGCAATATATGAAGGAGTAGGAGGAACAACACCTCTACCACCTTCATCATATTTTGCAGTTGACAGTGGAACATTCCAAATTTACGAAACAATCGTTGGTCAAACATCAGATGCACGTGCAGTTTTAATTACATATAATGGTTCACTTGCAACTTCATACTATAGAATAGTATCAGGGACTTTTACAGAAGGTGAAAGTGTTGTTGGACAAACTTCAAATGCAGTTGCAACAATTACTAGTGTATCACAAGGTTCACCCGATATCAAGTCTAGATTCTTCTTTGACAACGGACAAAGAGATGGTTTTTATGACCTTGCAAAAATTACAAGAAAGGTTGGAGAACCAGTTCCTTCAGGAAAAATATTAATTGTATTCGATTACTTCACTTCAGATAGTGGAGACTTCTTTGATGTTGAATCATATACTTCGATTCCATATCAAGATATTCCTGTATACTCTCCAAGTAGAGTTGACTTAGGTGGTCTAGAACCCGATGGAACATTTGAACTTTCAGATGCAATTGACTTTAGACCAGTTGCAGGACAAATTATAGGTACTTCAACATTCGGTACAACAAATACACAAGACCCAACTAACCCAGTAAACCTATCAGATGGTACAGAGGGTGCTGTTTATGCACCGTTTGGATATGATACAGGTAGAGACTTTAGTTCTTCTAGAGTTGGTATCACATCTACTGGTGCAAGTGCAAACGATACACCAGTGACTGGTTCAAGTGTTGTTGGTGATATTTCTTTTTATGTTGGAAGAATCGATAAAGTATTCTTACATAAGTCAGGTTCATTCCAAACTTCTGCAGGTATTCCTGCATTATCACCTACAAAACCAAAAGCAATAGATGATGCAATAGAATTATTTGAACTTCAGATTCCTGCGTATACAAAGAATCTAAAAAATATAAGAGTTAGAACACAAGACCATAGAAGATTCACTATGAAAGACATTGGTAAAATTAATAACCGTGTCACAAACTTGGAAAGAATTACTGCATTATCTTTATTAGAAAGAGATACACAAACAAAACAGATTTTAGATGCAGACGGTTTTGATAGATTTAAATCAGGTTTCTTAGTAGACAATTTTAGAGGTCATAGAGTTGGTGACGTAAATCACCCCGACTATGAAATAAGTATTGATACTAAACTTGGTGCAATGAGACCTAAATCCTATTCACAATTTTTTGATATCGAATTTAATCAATCATTGTCTTCTAATTATCAAAAAACTGGTGATTTAATTACATTACCATACAACCAAGTCACATACGTAAATCAAGATAAAGCATCGAGAACAATTAACGTAAACCCATATCACGTATTCAACTTCTTTGGTACAGTAAAACTTACACCTGAAACTGATATATGGAACGATACAGAACAATTACCTGAAGTCAGAATAAACAGAGAAGGAAACTTTGACGCTGTTCTTGCAGAAAATCAAAACTCTTTGGGTACTGTATGGAACTCATGGCAGACAACATGGGTAGGAGAACCTAATGTTGTATCAACAGAAGTTCAAGCAACTTCTAACGGTTCATGGAGTGGAGACCCAACACAAGGTGGTGAATGGGTTGCAGGTTTACAAGTCACAAGAGAAATAACCGAGACTGTAGAAACACAAACAAGAACAGGTGTGACAACAAGTGTTGTTGAAGACTTTGTAGAAACAAGAAACGATAGAGTTGTAAGTATTTCAATAGTACCTTTCATGAGAGCGAGAACTATTGAAGTTGATGCAACTAATTTAAAACCAAATGCAAA